GACCTCGACGCCGAGATTGCCGCCGACCGGCAGCGCGAACGGGCGCTCGGTCTCGATTTCAGCACCGCACCAAAGGACAAGGCTGATGGCTAGAACCGCCCACGGCGTCGCCCGCGAATTCGCCGCATATGCGGTCGAAACGTTGCGCCGGGACCTTAACGACCCGGAGACGCGCGAGCGCGTCATGCCCCGCTATCGCATGGCTTCCTCATCGAGCGCCGACGCGCTCATCAAGGCGATTTTTGAATCCTTGCGCGTCGAGATCGCCGACGACGGAGAAATCTACTTCACGATGAAAAGGAAAAAGCGATGACGCCTTCCATCTTTCGCCGACCGCGACCTTCGACCGAAAATCATCTGGTCAATTTGGACACCCGGTCGCGGTCGGCGGAACTACAAACCCGTCGCGCGCCGATGCCCGTCAGCGCGAGTTCATGGGACGAAGAATCCCGCACCTTCGAAGCCGTCGCCTCGACGGGCGCGGAAGTCCAGCGGCGCGACAAGAGCGGCGTCTATTTCGAGCGGCTGGACCTGTCGTCGATCGACCTCGACTCGCTGATCGACGTGCCGGTGCAGCTTGATCACGACCGAAGTGTCCGCTCGACGGTCGGCAGGGTTATCGCCGCCAGCATGGAAGCGGAGGGGCTGGTTGTGCGCATCCAGCTTTCATCCGCCGCCGACAATGCCCCGGTGCGGGAACGTGTGGCGGACGGGACCTATCGGTCGGTGTCCATCGGCTACCGCGCGCCGCGATTCACCGAACACCGCGAAGGCGAAAAGCGCGTTCGCACCGCCAAAAACCTATCCATCCGCGAAATCTCGATCGTCAGCGATCCCGCCGACGACGGGGCCAAAATCAGGAGTCAAATCATGGAAAACGACGAGATCGACACCATCGAAACGATGCCGGAAGAACAGGCCGATCAAATCCGCAGCCTTGCTGAACTGGCGGGCCTGACGCGCGGGTGGGCCGAAGACCGCATTGATGAAGGCGTCAGCCTTGAAGACGCGCGCACGGCGGCGCGGGAGGCTATGCAGACCCGTAGCCGCAATTCCCCGCGTATCCGCGTCGTCGCCAGCAATGATGACGCGGCAGCGGTGATGACCCGCAGGGCCGACGCGCTTCATGCCCGTGTCAATGGCACGGCACCGAACGACTCCGCTCGCGAGTTCATGGGCGAGACGCTGCGCGACCATGCCCGTGCCTGTCTTGAAGCCGCTGGCGTCACCACGCGGGGCATGAGCGCCGATGAAGTCTTCACGCGCGCTTTGGGTTTGTCCGACTTCCCGAACCTGCTGCAGGGCGTCGGCAGTCGCACTCTCATGTCCGCCTATCAGCAGGCGTCGTCGCCCTTGAAGCGGCTCGCGCGCCAATCGACCATCGCCGATTTCAGGCCCAAGCAGATGCTTCGAGTCAGCGGCATCGGGGAGCTTCCCGCGCTGTCGGAACATGGCGAGATCACGCATACGGCGCGCGGCGAAGTGGTCGAAAGCTACAAGCTTGGCACCCGCGCATCCATCTTCGCCTTGAGCCGTGCCGCCATGATTAACGACGACCTCAACGCCTTCGGCGATTGGGGCGCTGTCGCGGGCCGCGCCGCCGCCACGACGGAAGCAAGCCTGATCTGGAAAGCGCTGACCGCCAACAACGGCCGCGGCGCGAAGCTGTCGGACGGCAAGCCGATTTTCCATGCGGACCACAAGAACCTCGTTTCCGAGGCCGGGCATTCGTTCGGCGACACGGGCGAAGATGCTCTGACCGACGCAAAGCTCATGATTGCCCGTCAAACCGACCTCGACGGCAAGACTCCGATCTATGCCAACGGACGGTTCATGCTGGTCAGCCCGGAGAACGAACAGGCAGCGAATAAACTGATCGCCAACATCTATCCGGCGACCGTCGCTGACGTGAACGTGAACACCAGCAAGTTCGAAGTCCTGACCGAGCCGCGTATCGCCAATAACGACTTCTGGCTGTTCTGCGACCCGGCTTCGCTGCCCGTGCTGGAATATTCCTACCTGACCGGGGCGGCGGGGCCGCAGCTTGCCAGCCGCGCCGGATGGGAAACGCTTGGCATGGAGTTCCGAGTCGTTCTCGACTTCGGCGTGGGAGCTATCGACTTCCGTGGCGCTGCCTTCATCGCGGACGTTGCATAATGGGAGCGCTCACCGCTTCCGAGTTGCGCCAGCGGCGCGATGACCTGATCCGCCTTCGGACGGACGGGCTTCGCGTCCTGGTCGATCAAACGGGGGAACGCGTCGAATTCAAGAGCGACTCCGAACTGTCCGCAGCCATCCGGGCCGTGAACAGCGCGATTCAGGATCTCGACCGTCCACCCGTCAACACCATCCTCTTTCGAACTTCAAAAGGAATCTGACCGATGAAGAACTATGTTCAACCCGGCAACACCATCACCATCCCCGCACCGGCCGACACCGTGGGCGGCGCTGCCGTCGTGATCGGCTCTATCTTCGCCGTTGCAGCCGGTGACGCGAAGACCGGCGAGCCGCTGGACCTGGCAACGGTCGGCGTCTTCGACCTGCCGAAGGTGGCAGCCGACGACGTGGCCGTGGGAGACCCGCTCTATTGGGACGTGGAGAACTCCCTTGTGACGATCGACGATGCCGAAGGGGCGAATTCCAAGATCGGCGTGGCCGTTGCTCCCGCAGCCGCCACGACCGCGACGGCGCGCGTTAGGCTCAACGGGACGTTCTAATCCCATGCTTGATCGGCAGGAGACAAATCGGTTGCGAGGCATGGTCGCGACTCTGGTCCTTGAAGACCCGATCTATACGCCGATCCTAGAGCGGCTGGAGTCCATCATTGCCGATGAAGCGCGGGAGGCGGACGTTGCCTCTCGCGCTCGCAAGATCGTGGAACGGCGACGGGACATGGAGATGGTCATATAGCCATCGTCAACAGCAATTCCCGCTTGTGGGCCAGACTCGCCCCTTCGCCGTATCGTTCCCGATTCAGACTATGCCCGAACAGGTCGCGTCGGATTCGTTCATCGATCCCGGCAGCAAGCATCCTGTCTTCAAAGGAGTGGCGAAGCCCATACAAGCTATGTTCCGGTGTTTCCAGCAACTCATTCTCCCGAAGGAACTTGTTCACGATGTCGGAGATGCGGTCCTTGAAGCGGTAGCTCGGGAAACCGTTCGGGCATTCCTTGAACGCGTCGAGCGAAACGCCGACCAGCGGGACGAGCCGCTTGGAAGCATCGTTTTTCAATTGCCGTCCGACCGGCTCGATAGAGATATGCGGAACGTCGCAGTCGAGCCTTATGTGTTCCGGCAGCAAGCCCGCACCTTCGGACGGTCGATAGCCCGTGTTCACCATGCCAAGCACGATGCACCGCGCTTCTTTGTTGAGGCCGTCGAGCGCACCGGAGGCCAGAAGTTTCGTCTTGATCCATTCGGCGCTGAACGGCGGGCGGGTGCGCTTCTCGCCTTCCCTGACCGACAGGTCGGACAAGGGCAGCACAAGCCCGAGTCGCTTCATCCGGTTCACGGTTTTGAGCGTGTCCCCGATATGCGTCAGGTCTTTGTTGGCGCTGTTGGCCGTCAGCCCTTCATTGGTGATGCGGTCGATCCACCATTGCCGGAAATCGAGCATGTCGTCTCCGGTGATGTCAGCAAGTTCCTTGTTGCCGATGACCGACACAAGGTTGTTGATGGCCTTGATGCGAGGATTCTTCCATCGCCGAATCTGGTCTTCGCTCTTTCCCATTGCGCGGTCAGCGGCCAGTTTCCAGAAGACTTCAAGCGCCTTTTCGATCGTGATGCCCGGTTCCTTCGCGCCGCCAAGCAGCGCCGCCGCTTCGATCCGGTCGGGCTGCTCTTCATCCTTGGCGACCGCCCGCAGGCGCGACAGGAATTCGTCCTTTGGAAGTTCCGCGACACGACCAGCGGGCAGGTAGCGAAAACCGCGCACCGCTGCCAGTTCCCGCGCCGCCTCAAAACGCCGCTCGGCATCCGCATCATGCCCATGCAGTCGCGCTTCCCATGCCTCGACAAGATGCGCCCATGCGCCGGGAGCTTTCTGCTTGGCGACGGTGAGCGAGTCAGTGTGAAGGCTGACGGCGACGATCTCGCGCGGCTCGACAGGTTTGTAGCGGCGCGGGACACGGCGGCGAAGGTGATAGGTGCGGTTGCGCAGATAGATGGTCATGGGGACATGATGCCGGGTGGCGCGGCGGAATGGCAAGCAAAAAGTGATACGGTATGTGCTACACATTCGCGTATAGTTAAGAGTTTTAAAGAGATAACTACGGCAAATTATACAATGAAAACAGTCAGTTACGGGAGACTTGGACGACTTTCAAATGGCGGAGAGAGGGGGATTCGAACCCCCGATACGGTTTCCCGTATACACACTTTCCAGGCGTGCGCCTTAAACCACTCGGCCAC